TATAATTTACTAGTACTTCGTCAGCTACATGATCTTAATAGAGATTTGACTTATTATTCTGATATACATTCTATATCAGATCTTCAAACAAATATATTTCCTATTGTAAGAACTGCTTTAAACTGGGAAGAAGCTTTTAAAGCTGTCACTTATCATTTAGCTGGAGTAGAAAAAGATAATGGAGATGAAATGTATGATGATGAAAGAACTGCTTTAAAAATTACAAAAGTACTTCCTGTATTTAGTAACATTAATAAGATTAACTATTATATGAAAGATATTGGTTCAGGAGGAAAAGGATATTAAAAAAGAAGGGGAGTTAGCTCCCCTTTTTATATAGTACAAAATAAAAAACCATTATTCCTATACCTATTCCAATTTCATAAAAAATTGTTGGCTTATCTTTGTACATAGCTTCTCCTACCTCATAACTAATACCAAAAACAGTTTTGTATTTTGGTAACACTTGTAATTCTATATCCATATTTGTTTTTTTTTAAACTTTAAAAGGATGTTTCATTAGGAAACAATCCTGGGATTCATCCATGTGTTTTTTAAATCCATTAATCATACTCTGAATATTAGCAGCTCCTACAGGATTATGACTATGTACAGAACAACTCTTTAAAGAGACATTATGTTCTTGACAATAGTCTATTAGCCAGCCAGCACAATCTAATCCAGTCTTTTCTCTATAAGAAGAATAGTCTGGTTGCTGAAATCCTTTATCTAATAGCTGCTTAAAATAATCATCCATATGTTCTTCTCCTAGATCATGATCAAAACTTATCAGATCAGGTATACCCATACGGAGAATATAGGCTGTAAACTCCGCATAATTTCTAACTACATCCCAAGGACTGTATCCAGGGATTGTTTCTGTTGGGGTTCTTGTGTCATCTAAATATAGACAACTTTTTAATTTATCTTTCATGTTTTATATTTCTAAAATGTTTCCAAATGATGTCAACCCTCTATCAAATCTACCATCGTCTACACAGGCTCCGTTAGAAAATACTGTAGATATATTAGAGTGATGACTAATTCCCTGGTTATAACATCCAGGTGAGTCATGTATATGTCCAAATAACATAAGTTTAGGTTGTAGTTTTAATACAGCTTTCATAAGAGCTCCATCACCACAAAATTCTAATGTTCCATCTTTATCATGTGATAAATCTCTTATTCCTTTTGGTGGTCCGTGCACTATAAGTACATCAGTGTCTTTAGGAATATGTTCCCACACTCTGTTAATGGTTTCTCTACTCTTCATAAAAGACCAATTATTAAATGTAGGAGTGTAAGGACTTCCCCAAAACTTTATATCCTCTATAGTGGTTCCATTATTTTCAAGATAGGTTATACCTGCTTCATGAAAATCTGCAGGAGTAACTCTTCTTTTATCTATACTAGTATCATGATTACCAGCAACATAAATTTTATGTTTAACAGGAACTTCTTTATACCATAATATAAAATTTCTAACTTCTCTTTCATTTAAAACTAAATCTCTATAGTTAGAACAATCACCACTGTGTACAACAATATCTATTCCTTCAAATCTACTCATAGGAAATTGTTGATGCCAAGAATGACTATCAGAGATGTGGAGAATTCTTTTACTCATTTTATTTCTGTTTTAGGTTTAGCTGCAGTTCTAATAGCAACTTCTTTATTTAAAAATGGAGAATACCTTCTTGTCTTATTAGCACAAGCATTGTACACCATTTTATCTGTAAGCCCAAGCTTTCTAGCAGCCTGAGCAAAATTATCATATGTAGCTATCACTTCTTTCTTTTCAGGATCATACACTTTTACATATATGTCATCTGCTTCTATAGGGCTAATCATTATTTTATATTTAATAGTTTACATATAATTCTTAGTTCATTAATAGATTTACATTCACCATAAAATAAGAATTCTCTACTTATTGTTATAGCTAATTGATTAGAATTTATGTTATAATCTAATCTATACCCATCTTTAATAAATGGAATGTTTCTAAATTCTCTTGATATTGATATAATAGGAGGGCTCATTTCAACCCATCCTTCAGCTTCTATTTGTTCTTTAGTTAAATAGGGAGTTCTTATTCTTCCTTCTTCAACATCATCAATTGTAAATTCTACTTCATCTGCTTCAATAATCCTTTTTTCCCAAGGATACTCATTTTTCTTTTCCCAAGTGTGTTCATCACAATCTTTCCACTCACACTCATATCCAACTCTTATATCTTCTATAGATGGTGTATAATATTTATTTTCCATTTGTTTTCTTTTTTAATATTCTTTCACATTTGTTTTTCCAAGAACCTGCCTCCACTTGTATAAATGGAACACTACACCCATATCTTTTAGCATCAGATATTTCTACAAAGTCATCATCTAAATGCCATACAAAATGTGTTCTGTCTAAATAAGTGTATTTAGGTTCCATATTCATAAACCTTACATGATGTCTAGGAATACCTAAACCATCCACTACATCCCACAAGTCTTGTTGACCTGCTTCAGTCCATTCTGTTCTATTATATAAATGTATATGACATTCATCATATCTAGCTGTAACAACCCATACTTCATAACCTTGGTCCAGGAGCTGTTTAGCATACTCCTGGACATGAGGTTTACTAAGCGTCTTATCAAAGTCCATACTAACTTTAGCCATTATCTTATAATTTTAGCATGTTTTAAAATGACTTCCACTGTTTCTTTAAGAGCATATATATCAGATACATTAGCTATTTTGTAGTCAAACTTCCAATCATCAAGTGCTATTTCTGAAGGATGATCATTAATAGGTTTAATTCCTGGTCTATCTATTCTGATAACTAAACCACCCTTATCTTTTACAGCTTGAGCTTCATTAGGAAATCTACAATCTGTAATAATCCAATTAGGTAGACGGGGTTGCTCATCATCATTATACTCTATAGGTCTGTAGTCTGACATTAATGCATTCACCCATACATTAGGATGAAGATTGTTTCTTAAACTATCAGTTCCTAGCTTTTGTAAGAAGTCCCTCACTGACATTAAACTGTTAAATTGAACATCTTCAAATACAGGGATACTATTTAAAGGTGTTCTTACAATTGTTCCCCATTCAGGACCTAACAAAGTTTTCTTAAACTCTTGGTCTTCAAATTTTTCTATATCTATACCAGTGAGGTGGGAAGCTATGTCTTTTAGCTTCCCAGCAAACTTTCTAGTTTCCCATTCTGAGTTTTCTTCTAGCCACCATTCATGTTCATCATAATTAGTAACAGCTTCTTCAACTGTAATATTACCTACAGAATCAGATAGCAGGTATTGAATTATACATCCCACAGTGTCTTTTCCTGCTCCAGAGTAAGAGTTTAGTGCAATAATTGCCATTGTTTATTAATTTAATTTTTTAAAATAAAGAAAGTTGTGTTGGTTTATTATAATTTACAGATTGAATTCCTTCTATTTCTTTATAGATGGCTTCTAGATAATACTTTTTATTTATGTTATATGTACTAAATTCTTTAGAACCATCTAGTTTATTCACTGTAGTTTGTAACCATTCACCAGCTTCCACTTGTATTTCTCTACCATCCTGATGACATTTAACTATTTTATTACCATCATTAGAAATATAATAACGGATAATCTTTTGAAGTTTATTCTTATAAACTACTCCGTCTTTAATAAATCTTTCTTCAAAATACCATCCTCCTTTTCCTTTGACAGCTCCACAATAGTCAAATATGTTTTCATTTTTTTCTAAGAAATCTTCTGGTTTAATTCCATTTACAAAGTAAGCATAAATTGCTTTAGGAATAATAAGAAAACTTTTATTTTTATGAAATACTGAAACTTTTTTCTTATCCAAGTCTTCCCACTCAAATGCTCCCTTAGCTTTAACCTTACCTTTTTGTGTTACTGCTAAATATGAATTTACATCTCTAATAATCATCTTACTATATTCATCATGTTCAAGAGCTAGCTGAGTGAGCTTTTCCCATTCTGTACAAACTTTTAAATAGACATCCACTTTATCATTAGGAATTATCATCTCTAAACCATCTGTATTCTGCATAAGAGGCTGTGCTTCAGGAATAGCTAAACATAACATCTCATAGAGCATAGATAGAAGTAGTTGACCATTGATGGTAATTTGCATAGTCATTCTAGGATCATACAGAAAGCTATTAGCATCACCAGTTAAACCATAAGTACTGTTAAGAATAATCTTATACACATAATTCTTAGGGTCTGTCTTAGGTATTTTTTTTCTTTCTTCAAAGAACCACTCATACAATTGACCAAATTCTTTCTGTGGTAGATGAGCTGGAGCAAAGTTATTTTTAATAGCTAAGTTAGGATAGAAACTTGTTCTTTAAACTGTAATCTTTCATTACTGAAAGTGTCGGACTATATCTTCAATTCTTTTTTCCATTTATATCCATATATACGTTTTTTATAACCATTACATACAGAATAAATATTTTGCCATTTATAATTTGGATTTTCTTTAATTATCTCTTCTACAGTTTCATAAATTTTAAATATAGTTTCATCTTCATTTAACTGTAAAAATTTGTATTTTTTTTGTTTAGCAAGTTTAACATTTAAACTCATTAATTCTTTTTTATCAGGGTTATTTTTCCAAAAATCTTTAGTCTTATCACCAATTTTTTTTCTTTCATTTGGATCTAAGAATCTATTATGTAAAGCTTTTGTTAATTTTAATCTAGTTTCATTATGTGGAATCATTCCTCCACTTGAATCAAGTCTTTTATTATAACCCTTATTTGAATTAATAGAATCATAAAAATGCATCCAATATAATTCTTTTTCAGAAAGTTCATCAATTGAACATTCTTCTAAAACAACATATTCAAATGCTTCTTTGCTATATTTATGCCAAGCAGAAATAAAATGAGGATTTTCATCCTTTTTTCTTTTTGCTGTCAAACTACATATATGAGCAATTATTCTTTTATAAATATTTACAGACTTACCAATATATACTTTACCATTAATTAAATTTCTGATTAAATATATACCACATTTATTTTTATCACATGATTTTGTCTTCATATAATAATATACAAATAATTAAGGTATTATCCTAATTTTTTAGGATAAAATCTTACTACAAATGTCAAAGAACTGCTCCACGCTTTTTCATTAGGTTACTAACCCTAACTACTTCCTGTTATTAAGCAAACTATATTGCTCAGGTAGTCTCTGAACCTTCTAAAAGTGTACTTTTAGCTTGGCTGCTGATTGTCCTAATTTCACTATTAGGATTTCCAGCAATTCATGGAGTTAAGACGCAACTAGTTTACGTCTGATGTCATAATAGTCCATCCTTGTTTAGCTTCATAAACTCCTGCTTGTGCTGCACCATGAATACCACCTAGTCCATAATCAGTCTTCACTCCTTTATAATTAAGAGTGTATTTAAATCCGTCTTTAGTAGATGTAATAACCTGTGTACGGAAATAATCTAACACTTTTTGAAATTCAGGAGTTTGAAACTTAACATAAGGAAGAATACAATCTGCCAACACTATATAAGTTCTAGGAGAACGTAGTTCTTTAAGTTCTGATTTAGACATTCCTGTTCTTTGTTCTAAGAAATGTAAAAATAGTTCTTTAGAAATACGTGGTTCAGAAGCAGAATATAAATCTATTCCATATTCTTTAGTGAGAGTTTGTCTAAGAGTGATTTGTTCTTTAGAATGATTGTATATCTCTTTAGTGGATTGAACATCATTAATACAATAATTAATAATCATGTTGAGTTGTTCCATCATTAACACAGGTTCAGAGTGTTTATGAGGCATTTCTTCAACATTATTCCAGTCCATAGAATACTGTATCCATTTTACATTTTTTGTATTTTGTTTTTTTATAAGTATGATAAGTACTAACAAAATACCTTATACTTTCATATAAGATTAGACTATATCATTATGAATTTTGAATAGTATCAAAAATACGTAGATTATATAATTTACTTGTTTTTTTATCTATAAAATTAACTTTATTAAGTCTTTTAGATAGATTTGAACAACTTATATTATAGTAATCTCCACATTCTTTACAACTATTAAATTGAATAACTAGTTTATTATTTAAATCATACACATACACAGGTTTTCTTTTTCTTGTACTTAAAACATATTTTTTTCCTTTATTCCAAGGTATAAAATTTGTTGGTTTATAATCAGGATAATATTCTTCTTTATATATAAAAGAAAGATTACTATTAGATTTACAAGTAGATTTATTTTTGCAACATTTTCTAATTATAGATTTAGAAATATTATAAAAATAAGAAGCAAAACAAATAGATACAAATTCATTTAATATTATACCTTCATTATTAATAGCTAATATTTTTTTAGTTTTTTTAGTGATTAACATTTTTATAATACTTTGTTGATCAACTTTATAACCTGTATTTTTACCTTCTGCTATTGGTTTAATATTATAACTATATTCAAGAAAATATTTATTTTCTTTTTTTAAATACTCATCTGCTTTTAATAATGTATTAAAATAATGTTGTTCTCTTTTTAATAGATCATCACATTCTTCTAATACACTAAACTTAAAGTTTTTTTCTCCATGTTTATTCCAAGCATATTGTAAATGAATAGAATGATGTATATTTTTTTTCAATAAATATTTGTGATCTGTAAATCTTCTTTCTATATTATCAGAACTACCTATATATATTTTTCCATTAACTATGTTTTCAATTTTGTATATTCCTTTCATATAATTAATATACAACAAAATATTCATACTCCCTATTTCGTTTGCTAACTTATCTTATTAACAAACTACTCTCTTTCGAGATAGTCGTTGCTCTTTATTCCTTCACTGGAATCTTAGATCAGGATTTTCCAATCTTTAATCTTGTTACTGTACCTAAATGATTAGTTTAGCCATATATATATTCCTATATATATTTAGTAATTAAAGCTCTAAGGAGGTTCCCTGAGTTAAAGGAGTTTATAGTTCGCCAATAATAGATAACGAACTCATCTTGGCTTTATTATCCCAGTGATTAAGCTTAAACAAATCTATCTGTTTAATCTTAAGCTTGTATGGAGCAAATTCAGCAAAGTCACCTCTTGAAGTTTTATCAATTACCTCTTGAGCATAATTATAAATAAAATTTACAAGTGATTGAGTATCAAGTTTTAAGAGTTTTTTCTGTTCATTAAGAATCTTCTGTGTAATCTGAGCATCAAAAGCTAATCCATTATAGGATATGTGCCATTGATTTTCTGTTTTACATTCATTTAGAAACTTAACAAATTCTGGGAAGTCATTTCTGGATTGATGAACAACAAATATTTTAGTTTCTGTTGTCTTATAATGTTGGAACACTGCTATGAAGCAATCTACAATAGTTTCTAGGTCCATTACCCAATGTGGGTTTATTTTTTCTATCATTTCTATAATATTCAGTTAAGCTGTTTCCCCTTTAATTAATTAAGATAAAAAAAGCAGAAAGATTTCTCTTCCTGCTTTTTATTAAATATAAACAAAACTACAAACTATTAATTAAACTTCCTGTTTTTGGAACATCTGGTACTGCATCAATAAAAGAAATAACGTCAAAAGTATCTGAATTAACAGCTAATTTACTAACTATATCTTTTATTTCAGTAAGATCTTCAATATAATACTCATAGAATGTTTCTAAAGACTTACGTTCTTCAGCAAAGTCTTTACCATTAGATCTTCTTCCTATCTTCATAGGAACTACATCTCCAAATTCATTCACTTTAGCCACCATATGTAAGCTTTCTTTCTTTTCTTTAGAGATGAGAGCTAACACTTTACTATCTAAGTCAAAGATTGCTTCATTAAAGATGCAATCTGGTGTTGCTGGTATCATTTTAAACGTCTTTTTCTGTCCCCAGCTAGACGTTATTAACATCATTGATTTGTTCATATTTTTATTTTTTACAAAACTATTACATTTTAACTACACTTTGTAATTCTTTTACAGAAATTTTTAAAGTTTCTTTATCAATATCACAAGGATTACATAGTTCCCCCACTTCTTTTAAGACAGAAACATCAACACCTAAGAGTTTAGCATAGTTATCAAAATACTTTTCTGGATTTAAATAACTATCCACTATTTCATATTCTGCAGATTGTTCACCGTAATAATTTTTAATAGCCCTTTTTAATTGTTTAGAAAATAAAGAATATTTTCCTAAGATGAAATTAAAATAATCGGTTTTATAAATCTCTAAGTCAAACACATAAATGTTGGTATCTTTTGTACTTATCTTCTTTGAAAATAAAGGATTAGATAAAAGCATTTGGTTTTCAAAAGTTTTAAACTCTTCAGATGTATCGTTTTTAAACGTACAAATAAGTTTCATATCTTCAGGACCTATCTTATCTTTAATAGAAACATAAGTACCTGTAGGTATAACACTGCTCTTCTTCTTTATTCCTAGTACAGGATATAAGAAGGATCTTGATTTTTGGAAATATTTACTGTAGAGTTTATCTATCATTTCTTTAAATTTTTATAGGGTTACACTTCCTGTAGCAAATTCATAAGGAAGAGTGAAATCTTTGTTAGAATAATGCCATTCAGCTTTATTTAAAACATCTGTAAGTTTATTAAACCATGCAGTCATAGTTTCATGTCTCACTGGGAAAGCATACACTTGATACATCTTATCAATCACTACAAAATGAAATTTAATTTGATATTTATTATGATCAATTAAATTCATATACTTTACAGCAATCATTGTTATATATATAGCTGCCTGCATCCAATAATTATAAAACTCAATTGACTCAGGAAAATCTTTAAGATCTTTTGAGGTGGTCTTTATATCATTAATATAGATTATTTTCTTGTCATGATCAATTACTAAATTATCAACAATACCTTTTAGCCCAAAAGATTTATCTATCATACTACAATTCAGTGGTAATTCATTATAAACCTCTTTGTTGTCAAACTCTGTTACATCACATCCTATAAGACTGCATATATCTTTGTTTGACTTAATAAGATCTACACCTGTTTTACAAAAGTCATAAGTTTCCTGGTCTATAAGAGTTTTATTTCCTTTAGTTTTAAGAAAGTTCCAATAGCTTTCAGCTTCTGCCGTGTACATTTTATCTATTCGTTTTTGATCTCCTGTAATTCCAGTCTTTTTATCATCAACTAAACTTTGATGAAGATTCATGTCTTTAAGAACATCTAATACAGCATCACTAAATTCATTAAACTCTGTTCTTTGATCACCACTGCTAGCTAGTTCTAAATGATGATAGAACACTCTATCCACCACTGTTCTTGTACTACCTGTAGGAAGATTGGTTGGGCTAATAATAAACTGGTCATTAAACTTAGCTTCTTCTAATAGAAGAGCATGTATTATTTTACCATTTACTAAATAAGACTCTGTTCTTTCTTCTTTATTACCTAGTACATAAAGTTGATAGAAAACCTGTGGGCTCCACATCAACTTATTTAAACTACTATAAGAGAATTCAAACGGTTTACTATAAAAATCATTCTCCATAAGTTCTATAGACTCTTGCATAATTTCTTCTAACTCCATTATTTTTTAGTTTTAATTGGTTTCCAATATCCTAAATCTTTTAACATCTTTCTTATACGTTCCTGTGATTTAATATCAAAGGTATAAGCTTCTTCATATTCTAAAAACTCTACTAAAGTTTTTAGCTTATCAACTTTTTTAGTTGCTTCTTCTTTAATTTCTATTTTACTCATATCCAAAAGCTTTTAATGTATGTTCAAATGGGTTTCCTGGTAATTCTTGTACAAGTTTTAACATTTGTGCAGCTATTTCTCTTGTTTCAGCTTGGGTATCTACTTTTAATCTAAGCTCAAACACATGTAAAAAAGCTAATAAAGAACCAGTCCAAATAAATGTAGTATTAAGATTTAAAGGAAGAATAGTTCTTGCTTGTTCTTTTGATACACCTCTATTTATTAGTTTATTATATGCTCCTCTACAAAACTCTATTACTTCGTTTTGAATAATTAAAGCTTCTCTATTAATCATAATATCTAAATCCTCTGCACTACCTTGTTTAGAACTAACAGATTGTTTTCTAAATTGTTTTATTTCAGTATAACTATCTGAAAAATCTACATATCTACCTGAAATACTATTAGCTGACAATCCCACTTGATGTTTAAATAGTTGTCTTTCTACATAGATAGGGCAGGTTATTCTAAATTGTAATTGAGGATGTCTAAAAGGAGCTGTGTGTTTATGCTCAACTAAGTATTTAATTAGTTTCTCATCTTTAACATCAAACTCATCTTTTTGTTTTCCATAACTAACCCTAGCTGCATTGATAACCATAAGATCATTTCCAAAAAATGAAAGTAGTTCTACATTTTTATTTATCATAATATTTCCATATTAATTTTTTATGTGTTTTTAATTTATTTTTACAACATCTAGTAACATTTGTAGGTGTAAACCCATCTAACAAAGTTTCTTTTGCACAACTATATATTTTTATTAATATGTTATCTTGGTTATAACAACCTACAGATTTTTTATTACCATTTATTAGTTTTTCTTTATGCTCTTTGGATAAATATTTACCTTTTTTAGAATTTGAAATATTTTTTCTATGTTCTTCAGAATATTTTCTACCTTTTATTTTAGAAACTCTTTGTTCAATACTTTCTTTAGAATGTTTTCTACCTAAATTATTTAGTTTTCTGTTTAAACATTGTTCTTTTGTTAATTTTAACCCTAATGTAGTACCAGATACAGGAGCTTTGTTTAAATTAGGTTTTAAAAGATCAATATAATATTGTTCTTTCTCTAAAAGAACTTCTAATTCACAATATTCTAAAATTTCAGTAATAAAGTTTTCAGCATTGTATTTATTATAGGCATTTTGCAAATGGCTATTGATATGTTTATTATTTATCAATCTCCATTTATGTTCCCATAATCTTCTATCTAAATTTGAAGAAGACCCTACATAAATATTATTTAATATTGTTATTTTATATATTCCTGATTTTTTCATATATCAATTATACTGTCATTTCCATAATGTCCTAAAAGTTCTACGTTGTTGTTATTCATATGTTTTATAATTTTTCAATTTCTCTTTTGACTTGATTCCAATATGTCCAACTTGCTCCATAATCAGTTGGTGTGCTAATATTTATTGATATTATTTCTTCAACTGCTATTAATGCACATTGTTTGGCAGTATATTTGTCAATATGACCTTGATAACAATATAACATTTTATCTACTAATTCTTCTGCTTTTTGTTCTGGAGACATAATTAATGTATTTGTATGTTTAAATCATCAACAATCATAAATTGGCAGTTACTTAAACTTAAAGCAATACTACCATTCTCATTTTCATCTGTAATAAAATCTTCTCCATCACTCCATACATTATCATCATATGGAAATACATGTACTTCTGCTGTACTAAAGTCCAAAATTATTATTTTTTTCATAATTAATGTGTTTCTTTTATTATAGCTTCAATATCTGATATACATAATTGTATTTCATGTTCTTCAGAACCTCCTTCTTCTATTTCTGAAATTGCTAAATCTAATAAATCCATTATTTCTTCTTTAAAAGAAGGATGTTGTGCTATTGTTTCTTTACAATATTGTTTTAATTGATAAATTGTCATTTTTGTTTAATTTTAAAATAATACATAAAACATCCTTTGTAAATTAATAATCTACAAAGCCATTTACTTAACCAACCTGCTTTATAAGGAGCTGTTTTATGTAAGACATAGAAAGAATCAATATTATTTTTATCCCAATCTTCTTCTGTAGAACAGAATTCTATTGTTACTTGATCCCATCTAGATCTAAAATAAAAATAAGTTCCTAAAAACCATCCTTCTGCTTGTACAGGACACCAGCCATTTGGTTTATATTTCCATTTAATTAATCTCATTGTTTAAAATTTATTTGCAAAATAATCATGTATTTCATCTTCAAACTCTTCTACTGGAATATTTAATTTGTTTTCTATGAATTCTATGCAAGCATATTTAGCTGCACCTACTGTACACATTTCATTGTTATTTACTTCTATATCTGTAGACTCCCATGGTTTTGTAGTAATAAAATATCCCAGTCTATTAACAATATGATAGCCTGGTATTACCCAAGAATCTTCATCATCTCCTGTTATTAATGTCCAAACAGTATTTCTGTTTAAATTATTTAATACAAATTCATTTTCTTCTCCATATGTTTCAAACATACATCCTTCATATCCAGCATCTTTATCAATTGGATTTTCTATAGGTTGATATTGATCTATCCAATCATCATACATTATTGTTTTCATAATTAATAATTTTCTTTTGATGTTAAATTCATTTCTCTAGCATTAATATTTATAATATCAAATATTGTTTCATTAACATACTCATTGTCAAAAGTTTTATCTAATATCTCTAATGCTTGTTCTTTTGTACATTCCCATCCTATCATTACATCATCTAATCCCCATAAATTTTTTACATAATATCCTTCTTCAGAAAGGAGATTTAATGCTTTTTCTGTTTTATTTATCATATTTATTTATTTTTATTGTGAATACCATCATGACATGTGGTACAAATACAAATTAATTTATCACTGTCACAAAATAATCTTTTAACAAAACCAGGAATATCCTCAAAAGAATTTAAAGCCCCACATTCATCCAAATGATGTATATTAATATTTTTAGCATCAAACTCTCCTTTACATAATTCACATATATAAGAAAATTTTCTTCTTTTATTTGGACCTTTATAAGGAATCTTTGCTCTTTCTTTACATACTTTTATACTATGCCACCATCTAGATTTCTGTCTTAAACAACTTCTTATCATACCAAAGAATTGACTACTGCTCATTGTACCATCAGCAAAAGGTTTATTAATTACTTTTTTGGGTTTCTTAGGAGAAGAGTTTTTCCTAACTGATTTTATTTTAGCCATTAATTTATTTTTTTGTCTAATATAGGAACTATTCTGTTTCTAACTTCTTTAGCTCCAAAATCTTTAATACTATCTGATACATCTTTACTCATAGGAAGAAGAGCTATTTCTACAAAAGGATGTTTTTCCTTATAAGTTTTCATAGCTTTTATGCCTGGTTCATCATTGTCAAACATTATAATTATTTTATCATAACTTTCAAGAAAGTCATCCATGATGTCATTTTTAATCATAGTGTTTTCACTGTCTGGAGCTATAATATCTATTTTAATTTTAAGAGACTTTATAGACATTACATCTTTAAGACTAGATGTAATAAGTAAATTCTTATGATGATATATTTGTTCAAATCCTTGAATATAGTCTGTCACTTTAATAAATTTCTTATCTAAAGTTTTAGGCTGATATATTTTATATAGTGTACCGTCTTTCTTAAAATAACCATATAGATAAAGTCCTGTTATACAAAGATTTTTATCATCTTTAGTCATACAATAATAATCTAAAGGTCTCACACAATATTCTTCTAGTAGTTTAGATCCAATATTAAACTGAGTCCAAAAATATTGATCTTGTGTAGTCCATGTTCTAAAAGCATAACTAGTCACTTTATATCTAGAAGCTTTTTGAAATTCCTTTAAATCATATCCTCCATTATTATGTAGAACATAATCATTATATACTTGTACTATTAACTGAGCAGCTTCATAAAAAGATAGATGTTTTAGTTCTTTTACTAAATCTATTGCACTACCACTTTTACCAGATGAAAAATCTTTATATCTATAGCTGTTAGCTCTATCCGTGTATATACACATACTAGGAACTTTATCAGCTTTATTAAAAACACTTTTAATCTTTACATCTTGCCCAATTAATTTTTCTTTAAGGGATGCAAAGTGTTCAAATATCCAAGGGACAGGAACATTCTTTACATCATGTACTAAATTCTTGGTGTTAAACATATTCTTAAAATAAAAAAGGAGTGTAAAAATATACACTCCTTCTTATAAATAAAATTTAAATATTACATTTCAAAATCATTTGCTTCAAAACTAGTAACTGCTTTACTAGCTAGTGCAGTAAAATGATATTTGTTTGTTTTATCAAACTTAGGAACTTTTGATTCATCAGTAGAACAAAACTTGTATTTAGGAAGAGATAATTTAGTAATCACCTTTCCATTATACTCATCTTCTTTACCTGCTAAGAACCAATAAGCATCTTGTCCTCTAAGAACATCAACTGCTGCTTCTACCCATTGTTCAATTGAT